ATCCTCATCCTCATCCTCATCCTCATCCTCATCCTCATCCTCATCCTCATCCTCACTCTCCTCCTCGGATGAATCGTCATTTAATTCTACTATGGAATCCGAATCTGATTGGGAATCCGCCTCTTCTTTATTATCCCTCAATAATTTCTCACATAACTTATCATGAAGATGAGCTTTAAGGGTATTAAATTCAATTTCTTTCACCATATTAATATATATATGTCTGTATTTCTTTATTTCAATTTTAATTAAAATTAAAATTGAAAATAACAATCTAAATATTATTTACCTAATATAAGAAGATGTTTGAAACCAGCAAGCCCAAATCTAAAGTTATCGGTGTGCAGTTTGGTTTATTATCTCCAGATGAGATAAGGAGCTTATCTGTAGCGGAAATAACTAGTCGTGATACGTATATAAATGACAAGCCCGTAGTAGGTGGAATATTTGATCCTCGTATGGGGGTTTTAGAACCAGGGTTAATTTGTCCAACCGATGGGTATAATAATATTCAATGTCCCGGATATTTTGGTCATATAGAACTAGCTCGTCCAGTATTTTATATCCAATATTTAGCTACCGTTATTAAAATTTTACGCACTATTTGTTATAAATGCAGTAAACTATTAATTTCTAAAGAAAAGTATCATACGTATCTAAAAGATATGAATAGCGCGGACCGGTGGTCAGCAGTATTTCAACAAGCCAATAAAATAAAGCGTTGTGGCGACGATTCAGAAGATGGATGTGGTTGCAAGCAACCTGCGAAAATCAAGAAAGAAGGATTGTCTACTATTATTGTAGAATGGAATATAGAAGATGATGATGACGCGGATGGTAACAAAAAAATGAGCGTAAAGCTCACGCCTGAAATGATTATTAAAATGTTTAGCAGAATTAGTCACGACGATATGAATTTTATGGGTTTTAGTTCGGCCTTTTCCAGACCGGAATGGATGATATGTCAGGTGTTAGCAGTCCCACCTCCCTCAGTACGTCCATCGGTGAAACATAATATTCAACAGAGAAGTGAAGATGATATTAGCCATATAATCATCAATATTATTAAACACAATAATACTCTTTTAGAAAAAATGGCTGATCCTACTACCTCTCAAGCGATTATAGATGACGCAACTATGATGTTGCAATACTACATTGCAACCATGGTGGACAATAATATATCGGGCGTAGCATCCGTCGCGCAAAGGTCTGGACGTCCCTTAAAATCCATTAAAGAGAGATTAAATGGAAAACAAGGAAGAGTTAGAGGAAACCTGATGGGAAAACGGGTAGATTTTAGCGCTCGGTCTGTAATTACGCCTGATCCAAATATTTCCATTAGTGAATTGGGCATACCTTTAAAAATTGCTAAAAACCTCACCCGACCCGTAACGGTAAATAAATTAAATATTGGATATTTGATGACCTTGGTAAAAAATGGCCCAGACGTGTATCCGGGTGCAAAAATTTTAAAGAGAAAGAATGGAGAAAACATATCTTTAAAATATATCGATCGCGAGTCTATTAGTTTGAGTTATGGAGACGTAGTTCATAGACATATTTTAGACGGCGATGGAGTATTATTTAACCGACAACCTACGCTACATAGAATGTCCATGATGTGTCATATCGCAAAAATAATGAAGAAAGGTAATACCTTCCGGCTGAATGTTGCAGTTACCAAACCATATAATGCTGATTTTGATGGCGATGAAATGAATTTGCACATGCCCCAAGATATTGAATCCGAATGCGAACTAAAAAATCTAGCGGCTGTGGACCATCACATAGTGAGTCCAGCAAATAACCAGTCCATTGTAGGAATCTTCCAGGATTCCTTATTGGGGGCATTCTTATTTACTAATAAAGTAAAAATGTTTAGTAAGCAAGCAGCTATGAATTTGCTCATGAACACTAATAAAGTAGATGCGCGATTATTTGAAGGCAATATTAGTAATTTTGATATAATCTCCAGCATTTTGCCGCCTCTAACGCTAACTTATAAAACCAAAATGTATAATGATAATAATACCGATAATTCTAATTTTGTAATAGATATAAAGAAGGGGCAAATGAAGAGTGGAAATATAGATAAAAGCGTATTTGGATCATGTTCAAAAGGTCTGATTCAAAGGATTTGTAATGACTATAGCAACGAGACGAGTAAAGAGTTTATAGATAATATACAGGCGATTGTAACCACCTACATGAAAGAGGAGGGTTATAGTGTTGGTATAAGTGATTTAATAGCCGACCCAAAGACTAACGCAGATATTTCAGAAGCAATATCAAAAAAGAAAAATGACGTGCAACAATTAATCTATCAAACTCGATTAGGTATTTTTGAAAATAAAACGGGTCAAACAAACGTGGATGAATTTGAAATGCAAGTAAATAATATATTAAATGCCGCAGCATCAGAAGCNGGTAAATTAGGTAGAGAAAATCTAAGTAAAGATAATAGATTTGTTATCATGGTTAATGCTGGGTCTAAAGGTTCAGATTTAAATATTTCACAAATGATAGCCACCCTGGGGCAACAAAATGTAGATGGCAAACGTATTCCCTATGGATTTGATTCGCGAACCCTGCCTCATTTTCAAAAATACGACGATTCACCCCAAGCCAGAGGATTTATCCAGAGTAGTTTTATTAATGGGTTAACTCCCTCAGAGTTATTCTTTCATGCTCAAGCCGGTAGAGTAGGCCTGATTGATACAGCAGTAAAGACTAGTCAGACAGGATATATCCAAAGAAGATTAATCAAAGCATGTGAAGACCTAATGGTCGCATATGATATGACGGTGCGAAATAATAAAGGTAAGATAGTTCAATTTAGGTATGGCGATGATAGCGCTGACCCAGTAAAAGTAGAGGCACAAAACTGTCCGATAGTTACCATGTCATTGGAAGATATATACATACATTTTAATATTGTTCATGGCAATGCGTTATATGCACTATATAACGAAAACGTTGTTGAGCAATTAAAAACACAGAAAACAAAAACAGGGCAAAAAATTAAGTCGCTCATTGATTCAATGATATATTACCGAGCAATCTTGGTAAAAAATGTATTCAATCATACAGATGAGAGTAAGGTATATTTACCTGTAGCATTCAACTATATAATTAATAACGTATATAACCAAATGCATCTTACCCTAAATTCCTTAATAGATATCAGTATTTTAGATGGAATGAATATGATAGAGGAGAAACTACAAAAATTAGAAACACATAACTACGCAGCACCTAATGATTTATTCAAAATTATGTATCATTATTATCTATCTCCTGCCGAATTATTCATTAAACGACGGTTCAACAAAAAGGCACTAATCTATTTACTTGAAACGATTGAATTAATGTATTTAAAATCGTTGGCTGCACCAGGAGATATGGTAGGAATTATCGCTGCTCAAAGTATTGGAGAACCAACTACACAAATGACCTTGAATACCTTTCATTTTGCGGGAGTAGCGTCTAAATCAAATGTTACAAAAGGGGTTCCTAGAGTAGAGGAGATATTATCATTATCGGATAATTTAAAAAAACCCTCTTTAACGATTTATTTACACGAGAACGAAGAACATGATAGACATAGAGCTATTAATATTATGAACAATATTGAATGTACCAAGTTAAAAGATATAGTGTTGGAGACTAAAATATGTTTTGATCCAGGCAATACTTTATTGCCTGAAGACCAACCGGCGTTGGATAGGTACTTGGAATTTGAGAAAGGATATAAAACTACCGAGAATATAAATGATAATGACTTAAGCAATTGGATCGTTCGGATAGAATTAAATAGAGTTATAATGTTAGAAAAAAACATTACAATGGATGATATCCAGTTTGCTATTTATAAAAGTTATAAAGAAGAGGTTGAATGTGTTTATAGCGATTATAACGACGATGCATTAGTCTTTAGATTACGTATGAAACAGCAACTAAAGTCCGCTACTAAACAAAAATCATTGGACGAATCCGATAATATTTATATGCTAACTAATTTAAAAGATTATCTATTAAATAATTTGGTTATTAGAGGAATACAGCATATAGAAAAAGTAATTGTCCGGTTAAATCCTAATGTGGTAAAATATAAGGAATCAAAGTTTGAGAGAAGCGATATTTGGGTGCTAGATACCATCGGACTAAATTTAATAGAAATTTTGGGGTTAGATTATATTTGTGCAAAACGAACCATTTCTAATTCAATTACGGAGGTATACCGGACATTAGGAATAGAAGCAGCTCGCATGACCATCTATAATGAATTTATAGACGTATTAGCTGACAATGATACGTACATTAATGAACGACATCTTACTCTGCTATGCGACAGAATGTCTTATTCTGCCAGTATGATTTCCATATTTAGACACGGTATTAATAATGACAATATTGGACCGCTGGCAAAAGCATCCTTTGAAGAAACTCCAGAGCAGTTTTTGAAAGCAGCCAGACACGGTGAATTAGATGAGATGCGGGGAGTATCAGCGTCTATTATGTGTGGACAAGAAGGTCATTTTGGTACCAATGCGTTTCAGACATATTTGGATATAGAACAAATGAAGCAACTAAAAGAGCAACAAGTAGAAGCTAAGGTTACTATTGATATGACTTCCGATATAGAAAACCCGAATGACCCGTGTAGTATGCAAAATTTAGGTATAAACAATGCTAAAAATATAAGTGCTAATGATACTGGTGCGCTAGATGACGAATATGACTTAGATATTATGTAAATCATAATAAACGATTACTAATAATATAGTGTAAGTATGACACTCCAATGTGCTGACATTATGTGTCCTTATATAGATAACCTAAGTGGCTCTAAGTCATTGAACGTAGTTGAAATCTGTTTCTTGGCGGCTATAAAAATACACCCACTAACAGCGCTATATGATATGTTAAATAATCCATTTATTTCTAACGATATCAAAACGGAATTAAGTAATATATTTTTTATTATGCAACAATATAAAAATTCCTATAAACAATGTATATATAGGTGGAGACGTAAACGTTTTCATCGTTATGAAAATGATACAGATCTATTGTCCAATAGATTGTCCAGTTATAATCCCGAACAAATTATTTCTATTGTAGAAAATAATACTATTTATGATTTTTGTCTGCCCGACTTGATTAAAATAATTAATAACGCTCTATTGTACCGCGAAGATTTATTTTCTAGTCCAATATTCCCCAAAAATCCGTATACTAATTTACCATTTGGCCTACATAATATGTATAACATCTATTTTCATATTTTAAGTACCTCTCAAATAATGCCTAACCTTTTATATTTATTCTTTTTATCTAATTTTAATATTGATACGTTTTTTACTAACAACGAACCTTTTTTGAGAGATAAAAACATACTATCCTATTATAAGGAACTTACCGAAGACGAAAAATATAATAATATACTAACTATGCTTAATATCTACGCTAAATATGTACCTAATATTATTATACATGCTCATTATCCTAAACATAAGATAGTCGATAAATTAGGTGTTTTATTGCCTGATTATCTAACATGTAAGTATTCTTATTACGCCACAAAAAAACACCAATCACGCATGCATATTAAACAATCTCTAACGAACTTAAATAATACATCCCCTAAATTTGGACGAATCGCTTATAATAATATTTCTACATCCAATCAATTTACAACGGTTGCTTCATGAGTGATATTTTCTTGAATTTAGTACTAGGTAATCGCTTGATATTATCATCTTCTATATAATATGGTATTGTTTTACTATTGATATCAGTTGGCGGATTCATATTATCATACGCGTTATTTCTTATATACCTATTTGTATCTAAATCTTCCATACGTTTTATATGCCTCAAATAATCCGTTAATTTACTACTTAATATTATTTTTTCATCCTCATTTACTTCATAATTTATGTTTGATAAATTTAAATACTTATTTGGATTTAAAATAAATTGTTGAATTCGTGTATAACGAAGTATTTGATCGGCCATCTGGGAAAAATATATCGTATTATTATCCAACTCATTAATTAAATTATATTCAGGTAACAATATTTGGCACACTCCTTCATCGGTAGTTAAACAATAATTTTCCGAACACTTATTGCATGAAGATATGGAATTTAACGAATTTAATATGTCCTTTTCATATGTTATAAACGATATTTTGTTATCCACTAATGTATGTAAAATAGCGATTAACTCGTCTAAACTAGTAATTGTAGTATGACCAGTTAATGTATTTTTATTATAATTAGAAATAATATCTAATATATTATTTCTTAAGTGCTTATTACCCGGCTCATTTATAGCATCTCTTACTAGACCTCTAAATACATTATAGAATTGTTGTTCAAGATATAAATATTTCGTTTTATTTTCCCCTTCCTCACCAACACTGTTGAATATTGCCTCCTCTTGATCTATATAATCACTACCGGTTACTCTTGTTAAATCGCTCTCTATTTTTTGTGGTGGATTAATTTTTATAAATTGATTCGTTTCGGTTAATAAACCAATAACTAGCTCGTCCTCTTCTATTAATATATTTGGAGCACAGAGAATCGTATTATCTAATTCTTTTATAACTTTTAGAAACGCGGATGTCTTTTCATATGATTGCCATTCATACTCATATATAAATTGTAATTTAAAAGAAGTATTTATAGCACTAGGATAACAAGGAATAAAACCCGAGAGTGTACGATAAGATACATGCATTCCAACCGTTTTTCCATTATAACCTATACATAAATAGTGTATCTTAGGTCCTTTATGGGTTCGGATCTTTATTATTAGGTTTTGTAATAAAATATTTTCGGAAAACATATATATTTCTGATTTACTATCATTCGGAATACAATGCGTTAAATATTTATTTGTTTGTTCTATTTTAAATGTCAGCTTACTATGATATGGTAAAAATATCTTTATTTTTTTAATCGTAGTACCAGTTAATACATAATGGTATACTGGTTCATAAATTATCCCTTTTTTTATTAAAATTATAGATGCCTTTGTTTTATCATATAATTTTCTACCCGCATAACTACTCGGACATAACATTTCTACATTTCCATCATTCTCTTCTATTATTATTATATTTACTCCGCGTGGGAAAATCTCTTTATTGGGCATTGATATCACATCCCATAAATAAGTATGATTTATTACTACCTTTTTAGCCATTATATATTTTTTGAAATTTTCCATTGCCGAATAGACCCGACTATAAAATTCGGGATCTTTATTTCCTAACTTTTTATATAAGTCACTTTTATTATACTGCCCGGGCTTTACACTGTCATAATCTTCTTTTGCAAACTCTTGAATTAGATTACCATTTGAATAGGTTATAAAATTATCGATAGTAATTACTTCTAGGATTTTGGCTTTAAGATTGGGTATTTCAGATATATCTGCTATACACGATAAAAAAGATTGATTCTTATTTTGCTGCGAAACCCCATATCTCAATAAACATGGCTTATTCTTCTGCATCTGATTTATTACTAATTGACAGTCTTCTTTATTTTCCATTAGTAAATTATGTATGGAATCAGGTAATAAACCCCACCTACCCTCGGCTAATGGTGTTTTATTTGCGTCTAATACATATAGATCAGGTATCGCTTTTGTTACCGTATTTATTTTCGGGTTGGCATCTTGATTACACTGTTCTATCCTATTTTCTTGACTTTTTGCATGTATTTTTTTCACATAACAACACGGCACACAAACATCCTTTCCTTCTGAATGTGCCTTCTCAGATAAAAATCCCGGATATGCCCCCTTGTACTTTTTATTATTATCCAAAAAATAGGCATGATTACGTTCATACACCCTTTCTTCTTCGGTTGTCTCCGTTTCAGAAGTAACTCTTGCGGTAGGTCTGTTTTTAGACGCATCCCATCCGCCGCATTCCCCATTTATTAATGCCGCCTTGGATATACTTCTATTTTCAGGAATGCACCAAAACTGAGGACAAATATAATAATACGGTTTATTACGATCATACCCATATTTTACACTAGTACTATACGATTTATAGTCGTCCCCGGTAAGTGCTTTATTATTATTTAGTTTCTTTAATTTTTTACTTAGTTCTTTATCTGTTTTATTTATATTTTTATCTTGCTTATCTATATTTTCCTTTTCTGCCGGAGTTAAGACTACAGGATGTCTCTGCCATCGCCCCCCTTGACATTTACTAGTATACCCTTTTTCTTGTTTATTTTTTTTACTTGCTTTTTCAAATAAAAAAGGATCGCTCCTTTGTAGCCTATCCAAAAAATAATTAGGATTAGTTAACTTTATTGTTGTTCTCTCTTCTTTCTTAATATCCCTATATTTTATGTCATTCCCTCCACCTCCCTCATCTGGCGGCTGGGTCCTGTCCGTATCAGATTCCGAGTCAGAATCTATAAAATCTAAATCACTATCCTCTGAATCAGTATTCAATAAATCTAAATCACTATCCGGCGTAGCGTCATGTTCCGGTTGTAATTCTTGTGGTTTATCCTCAGGTGTCTTATCTTGTTTATTATCGTCGACAACTTCTTGCTGAACCAATGGAGACGACTCCTCCTTAGAATCAATAGATGGCTTATCATCTTCCTCCGGCTCTTCCTCCTGCTCTTCCTCTGGCTCTTCCTCCGGCTCTTCCTCCGGCTCTTCCTCCGGCTCTTCCTCTGGCTCTTCCTCTGGCTCTTCCTCCGGCTCTTCCTCTGGCTCTTCCTCCTGATCATCCGCCGGCAACTCCTTATTACATTGAGCAAGTATGGGTTTCATTTTAGATATATTTTGAGTTAAAAGTAGTATACTATATAACCACTTTGGAATAATATCCAAATACGCTAGATTATTAATATTCTTAATTTCCAAAATAACACTATCCTGCTTACGTCCATCATTAATTACTTTTATACTTACGGGAAACCCTGCTCCTTGGTCAGAAAAGGATTTAATATTAACGTTATCGGTATATTCTTGTACTACTTCGTTATAGGTGTCAAGTATAGTAACATCTCCCGGATAATTATAAGCTAATCGTTTTTTTATTTCGTCACTATCTGCCGACTGTGCTAATAATTTAATAATTAATAACCGCTGTGCTAGCCGTTTATTAAAATTAGAGACTCTCTTATAATACATAAGAATATCATTGCTCATGTTGGACTCTACCACTGTAAACAAGTCAGGAATACATTTTAACGTAAATAAATCAAACTTTTTTATTTTTATTCGTTCACAATAAGTTATATTTAATACTTCTACCGCGCTTAATGACTCAAATTTAGGTATATTAAATCCGCCTGAACCTAATAACACATTAATATTTTCAATCTCGGAATTTACCACCGTCTTAATCATGTCCTCTAATGCGTCTTGTGTCATTGTAATTTTCGCCATATTCACATCAATATATACCACTCCTCCTTTATCTATATCCAATATAATCGGAATCAAAATATTATCTTCGTTTAAGTGCTCTATATAGATAGATATACCCTCTTGCTTTGCCATAATAACTACCTTTGTATTAATAACCGAAGCATTTAAATATAATAATTTCTCTCCCGAAATACTCTTTTTATCTGAAAACAATCTTAATATACTATCCGACTCTTTACCTGGATTATATTTAATTAAAGGAGTAGATTGTACCGCATGCAAACGCTTAAATATATTATCTAAAGGAATTACTGAAATAGATTCCATATTATATTTACACCGTAAATATTTGATACCTCTCTCTATATAATCCAATCTATCCGGATAGTCTTCATGAACACTATGCAATAACTCTAATGTCCCTTTTGCTCTATAATCCACCTTGTAATCCACCGTCATATTATCATCCGGAAAATATATTTTCTTTAGTAAGGTCTGGTCGACGTCAGTATTTCCATATGCCAATACCTCTTCCTCCAATACAAAATATATTTTATTCTCATGTATTTTTCCTATGCTGAGCAACACCGATTTAGATAAACCATCTACACTTACCATCTCCTCATCATTTACTAATTTTTCCGATAAATCCCACTCATACGGATTTACTATATACGGATACAATAATGCATCCTTTTTTACCGTTAGACCCAACGGCATAGTTATTATTTTTTTATCATCAAAAGACAAATCTAATAAATCATCATAGGTGTAACTATTCTTGGACTCTATATCTGTCATGCTAATACCCTCTATATTCTTCAAATAATTATTCAAATTAGTCTTTACTAACTCTTCCGTATCATTAAACGTTAAATAATTATATACATTCTTATAAGACAGATACTTTTCCTGCTTCACAAAAAGAGAGATTTGACCAATATTAATATCCTTATTTAACACGCGTATAATCTCACTCTTTAACTCCTCTACCGCCATATCACTGTATATATTTATTCCTTCTATCGCATGTTCCTCCTTCCCCTCTACATGATATAACTGATACATATATTAAATACTTATATTTTTATATTTAATATATGTATCTATGACTAGAAGTAAAAAAAAACAACACAAGTCTAGACGAACCAAAAGCCTTTCTCCTAAATCTAACCGTCGGAGTCCTAATACCAGAAGAACAAGAACTTATTCCCCTATAAGAAGGAGCCCCACAAGCCGTGAACGTGCCCATTCATGGAAGAATCCTACGGGATTGACCCGGTTTCATCAATTTCATACCACATCAGGAGACCCCATACCTAATTGTTGCACGCTTTCAAATAAAACGACCGTTAGAGAATTAAAAGAACAAATATCAAACATAAATGGTGTAAACCCCCGGACTATGCTTATCTATTCTACCAAATATAAGAAACCATTAGGAGAGAAGAGAACCAACCTATTAAACATAAAAAACTCACTATATATCTTAATAGACCCATCTATTACTCCCGAAAACCTATCACGAGATACCGAAAATCTAATGGGATTATTATCTATTTTACGAATGCACCCAGCAGGGATATCTATCCCCGATTTACTCGTCCAATTACAAGAATTAGATCCCGATATTAGAGATATCGATCGCAACGCCTTTATATCGGAAACAACCATCGATATGCATGCGCTTATAGAAGATGGCTTAGTATTAGAGATAACTGATGAAACCAGACTAAACACTATTATTCGCGACCATGCGCATTTCCGCCTACCTGTACCACCAAGTACTATCGCAAAGTGCAAGAAATATATCATTAATATATCACACCCTTATTTTGAAGCTAGACCCGATTGGTAATTAAAAATAAGTATTTAATATATGTATTGCAAATACAAAGATATCTTTGGAAAAGTAAATACGGGACTTCATTCCTACCGAATCGCTAATATAGCAATCGTAGATGTAGCGATGACGGTGCTATTTGCCTATATCATTTCTTTGGGTTGTCCTACATGCACTTTTTATCCAACTTTGCTGGTATTATTCTTATTAGGAATAGTATTACACCGTGTTTTTTGCGTTAGAACCACCATCGACCGTCTATTGTTCGGCTAACGGGTCCACTTGGTCCACCGCTTCCACTTGGTCCACCGCTTCCACTTCGTCCAACATGTCCTCCATATACTTATCTAATGCCTTTTCATATATTACATCCAACTTTTTATTAAACTCACCCGGCATTTTAACCGATTTATATGGATCAAACACGGTTTTTAATCGGTTAGCGATCTCGTGTGAGGTAGATAAACGAATACAATAATGCTGATACTTTATTGCCCTTTCCATCAGATAATCCAACATATCATGTATTGCCTTATTTTCCAAAATACTTGAATGAACCATATTCATAATCGTTATAGAAGATAATATATATGTCTGCAAAACTAACATACCCGCCGATAGTATAATTTCTATATGGGACTTATTCTCTTCTAAATACGGAATAGGGTTATTTTTACATCGTTTCCTAAATGCTAACTCTTTATCATAGCGAGTAGGTGGATTATCCTCCTTCTCCTTCTCCTTCTCCTTCTCCTGCTTCGCATTTTCTTTTAACTTTCTCATTGCAAATAATTTAACACTCAAAGACTGTGGACAATTAGTTTCTACCTCCTCATCATATTCTTCCTCTAAAGAACTCGCACTATCATACTCTTCCATACTAATATATTAAAACGGAATCCTTTAATATATTAATGATTAAACTTATCGTCGCACATTGTAAAAACCGAGGCATCGGCTATAAAAATAGTATTCCATGGAATCATCCGGACGATTTGACCTATTTTGCAAAGATGACAAAGGGGACGGGAAATAATGCGATTATTATGGGTGCTAATACGTATCGTAGTATTGGACGCACCTTGCCTAACCGACATAATATTATTCTCTCTTCTACTCTAAATAATCCTGATCTAACTATTTTTACGTCATTAGATGACGCGCTAAACGCATGCAAGATAAATAATATTGACACTGTATGGATTATCGGGGGAGAGAAAGTATACAAGGAGGTAATAGAAAAAAATATTATAAATGAAATACATATTAGTGAGATAAATGAAGAGTATGAATGTGACGCCTATTTCCCCGAATTACCTAAACATTATACATTAGCACAGACGACTAAACTAACGAAGGCGATTAACATTCACGTTTTTAAAAAGACCTAGTACGAAGAATGTTATGGATTGGATTTTCCATATGTGGTTGTTTTATAAATATCGTATCCTCCGCGCTCTGAGGAAGTGTATAACCCAAAAAGGTAAACGGAATACATAAGTAGTTACTACACATGCTATCATATATTAATAAATCATGTGCTATACTGATATATAATGCTATTTTACAATGTAATTGTTGCCCCTGGGCAGCAAAGTATTCCTCTAATTCCGTATAGCCAACCTGAAAATCTATAATGGATTGTCTTGTAATCGGTTTCGCTAAGAAATCCGCATATTCATTATGAGAATTTGATAGGTCTATATCACATACCTTATTCCAATCCGTCCGAATAAACTTGTGGTAGGATGCAGAAGTTTTACCATTAAACGATTCACTATAATAACCACCTGTCGTCTCCTGAGATTTTAAATGTCTTCCAGTAAACTCTAAATTGACTGTTTCGAATAATACACAATATTTAATATACGTCTTACTTCGTCTATTCACAAATATATATCGTTGTACATACGTTGTCTCACCTATAACTCCCTCGGTGTAATCAGTATTTACGGAGGTCGACGTATAAACTCCACTTTCCCAATTTGTCCCTCCATCAGGAACAGTAATGTCCCTTGTCATAAAATTCACGGGCGAGGTAGATATTAAACGAAACTGCTGCAAAATATCTACATTATTAAATAATATATCTTGTACCTCACAAGTCTTCTTTGATCTAGCAGATCGATAACTCTCACATATAAGAATATATTGCTTTAAGTATTGGATTAAACCAGTAACCTCCTGTTCCAGTTGAAGCGTTAAGTCTGCTCTACACAACGGACAGTTACTCATACAATCATTATACTTATTTGAGTCATAACACTCACTACAAAACTCGTGTTCACACGAATATGGATTAACCCTTTCATCAGCTATATCCGATAAACATAAAGCACACTGTTCAGGCGGTTCCTCTTGGGCTGGATTCACTTCTTCTGTCTCTTCCTCTTCTACCTGAATAGATGTCTCGGTCGGTTCCATTGCTATTAGCTGCATAAACTGCTCTCGTTCGTCCTTACTACACGCATTCCACACATCGTGTAATAGTTCTAGTTGAGACATTCTGCTATATACTTATCCTCTGATGTACATAAACTCGGTTCAATTTTATGCGCTCTATAGAAAAAACCTATTCGTATTATAAATAAAATACTTCCTTACAGGAAATAAAAACACCACAAATAATAGGAAATTTAATACTATTCGTAATAGTAGCACGTTATATTTTTTGCTTTTGTTCTCTCTAATCATTGGTTCGACAACATTAAATAACCCTATGTTTAACATGATAAATATACTACGACCTATGATGAATTTTATCACTATATATTTTTGTAACACTACATGTTTCATAAAAATTAATTCTTGCAACATAAAATCTATACCTGCATCTACTATTAATCCTACCAGATTAGAGAGATTATAACTAACATAATGGTCTAGTACAAAACTTATCATATAATAACTTATAGCTGCGATACTTCCTGCTCCGGTAGAAAGCAGCATTTGTTTCCAATCCATTGTATATAATATAATTATTTAATTTGTTACGAACATTTAGTTTCTATTCCATCCCTCCCATATCGGTTAATGTTATGAGTAAATCCGCCAACATCCCCATGGTTAGCAATACCGTCACCACCGTATAATATTTATAATATAATAAAAGAAGTTAAATAAAAAACCTACCTATCGCAATGGTATCTTTTATTTTGTATAATTTCATATAGTATATATGAAAGATTATTATATACTAGACTATTTCCACCTGGTAAAATCCGGATATATACCATTATGTTTATTCGCAAAGATCTGATATGCCGGTAGTGTATCATCCGTACTACGATATGGTTCCATAATGTCAAACTGACAAACTACATCATCAGTTATTTGTGGTGTGGCCACCACAAAACTGCCTCCACGATTGGTGCATGAATTCATATACTTACTTGGGGTTCGTCTTATCAGAACTTTAAGCATATTACATATATGATGCACCAGTATTGTATTTATTTCTGTGGTAGTTAGTTTAATGTTACTTTTATTAATCTTATCCTGATACGGTTTAGATAGGGTGGCTTTAAAGGTATAGTGTAATTTGACAAACCCATCTAGTGTAGCAATAGTTCCTCTCATTATACATAAAATTGAACGATACACGAATCATTTCAATTTTATGTATAATGATATCTTTACTACATGACGATTATTTCTGGATAATGGTAGAGATTGGATTTTTCATGGCTGACTACTTTTATAGACTAGTATCTAACGCATGGTGTCCCGGGTTCGTTGCGGCATGATGGATTCTTCATTATTAAGACCTTTTGCTTTTGCTTTGGCGTTTGCTTTGGCGTTTGCTTTTGCTTTTGCTTTGGTGTTTGCTTTTGCTTTTGCGTTTGCTTTTGCTTTTGCTTTGGCGTTTGCTTTGGCGTATGCTCTTACGTTTGCTGTGGCGTTTGCTCTTACGTTTGCTCTTACGTTTGCGGTGGCGTTTGCTAATTCCACTTGCTACTCTACCACTAAATGTACGTATAAAGTTACGCAACTCTTGCGTAAGACCTTCATTAGAACTGTCTCCTAGGGCCGACTTTAATGAATCTCCTGCAAATATAGCACCCAATTGGTAATGAATATTCCCTAAATTGGTTATAATAATAGTATCTGTTGGGTACACTTGATATCCTAGTTCTGCGCTTCGCGGAGAAATATAATTAATAAATAATCCTGGGAGGATCGTTTCATTGGACCTTCTCTCTCCCATTCCTTCTGCCCTACCATTAATAACTAAAATATTAACATTTGCTAATTCACTAAATAGATTAACATCTATTTCAGTAGCAAATCGTCCCATTCTATCGTCTGTAGCATGATCATTCATTACGTTTATCGCTTCTGCTCTATGCGATCCTTTCGGACCGGAAACAATCCTATCGGCCTCGCTATCGGTAAAACTTTTCATGATCCAAAACATTTTTTGTTCTTCTTTTGTTAGGCCATCATATCCAATATAATCATCCATCATTATACTAGTAGATAACTCGTTAGAAATAAGCCTTCTTAATTCTATCGCTCTTAAAGTAGAACTACGTGCTGGTAATGTTCTTTCCTCTTCTCCCATATGCCCTTCTGGTATCTCAAACCCTTCTTTTCTCCACGCGGCTAAGCTATTAGGAGATACTTCTAATAACGGGGTTTCTACTATTACTTTTTCGCATACAACTGGATCCGCCTCTCTACTTATGTTATTTAAATCACGTAATAGATTATATAGCTTTATATTATTTTGCCGTGCGTTGTTTAGATTAAATTGTGCTAAGGCGGCATTTAACGCGTAAAATAGACAATCTCCTCCTCCTCCTGTTTCCTTTTTAAAAAAGATTGGATATAGATTCTCTGGATATCTAGGATCAGCCGTTAGTTCAATCATATCATAATCGTATGCAAACCGCCTTTTTATATTTAAGGCGGTGGATTCATCTACAAGGGTTAAGGGGCTAGGCATCTTTACATCCAATTTATAGGTGATATCTTTTAACTTTTCTAATAACTCATATATATTGTCCGAATCTATTAATATCTGTAATATATCAGCATTAAAATTGTCAAATGTAAACCCACCTAATAGGGCTTTATTTCCAAATTCTCTATAATAGGATTCTAAAATCAGCGTTTGGTCATTCTCTACGCGACCCGGATTAAAATCATCCCTTATATCATTCCAATAGGTAAATAACTTGTTTTCTCTATGTGATTTTTTTAAATAATCCATAAAAGACCCTAGTTGTTCCTTTTTTGTAAAGTTTTCTAATTCAATAACTGGGGAATCCCTCCGATCTACTCCCGAACCTATATTATGAAAAAAACGGTTAAGAGAACGATTTACCATTCTTAATGATTTATTAAATAATTTGACCGATGACATATATATATATATATATATATATATAATTACTAATGGTTGGTTTTCTAAGATTGGCTATTTTATAGCCATGCAAATAACTCCGATTATTTATTATATAAAGGCATTATTTATTTATATATAATGGAGTCCTTTTTGTTAGCCATAATAAATGAATGGCACATTTTTGCACAAACAAAATTATGTACTATTTTTAGAAATATATTTATTCTTTATCATAAAAAGTCCGACCTATCGCGTAAAGAATTATCGGATCAATATGGCATATTTGGTACATCAAAGAATACGTTTTTGTATAATGACCTAGAATATGCAAAAGCGGGAACAAAGGTAGTCTATCTTCATAAATGTAATATTTATAAGAAAGACTTTGAGGTATTTATAGAAGAATTAGAAGACAAAGAATATACCTATGAAGAAGCGTATCATAAATTACAAGAGCTATATGACGTCCATACGGTGGAACCCGGTGCGAAACGAACGACCGATAGCATTGTTAAAGGGAATAAAACGGGATCGAATTTAGTTAAAAAAGTAATTAATTATGGAATAGGCAGTTTTGAAGCCTACCCCGACGAGTGTGTCATTTATCATTCGGATAGGTTAACCTAGGATTACAAAATTACAGGTTAAAACTCCCAAATAATCGATCCGTCAAAGAGAAAAAAGTACCTAATCCATAATTAGTTACTTTTTTCACATGATGCATATCGTGATCACTCGGATCTACCAATAATATCCGATTTACAATTGGAAAACGATAACCAGAATGTATATAAGTTCCCATCGTATTAGCCAATATGATATAGGCGCACATGATATATATATGTGGACGTAATAGTATGGCCGAAATCAAGGGAGGCATCATAAACAACACCATTTCTAACGGGTCTAAACAATGATTTACCAAACTAAACGAATTATATACATACAAATGATGCTTTTTATGCAAATGATAATATTTCGGTATATGCAACATACGATGCATTCCATAAAATAATACATCACTCCATATAAACATAGCAAATAATTCTCCTACCGCATCATATATGATAAGCGTTTCTCTCGTAGTATTAAATATATTACACTGTGTATATACTAATATGGTTTCGCCTAAATAACTGAGGGGGAATAAAACGAATAAGGTAATAGATAAATAATCGGCTGCTGCTTTGTAAAGCTGTGAGTTGGATGGATAAGGTCGAACGGGATGTGAGTCGTAAGTAATGCGATATATTTGTAAAGATGAGAATTTACAAATATCTAATATAGTAAAGATAAGCACGGACATTTCAGAAAGGACAAGACTGTAAAATAGTATATACATACATAAGTATACCTAATATCTCTTTATTTAGGAATCATAATAAGGATTATCGGTAATGGTCATTCCACAATAGTTTTGCGGGTCTTTTTTATAATCGATAGGATCATATATGCCTTGCATGACGGCATTTTCTAATATAAACTTGAAATTTTTCCAATATTGGGGTGTATGCCCAATATCTTTTGTACCTATATGAGTAAGTTCATGCAACGCCACAAACATTAAGGTGTTGGGATCTATTAGTTTCAATGGGTTTTCGGGACTGGAATTCAGGCAAAAGGCCAGTTTTTCGCCCTTGTTTTCACTATACGCTTTATGTTCGCTGGTAGGAAGCGTTTCCATACATCGTTTGGGATCAAACCCTTTAAGGAGTCGTTTTGTAATATCATGATCAGGTTTAGTTCGTTTCATATACATGATGAATGATTTCATTTTGGTAACTGTTTTTGCTAAAAGATCTACTGCCTCTGTATTGACTACTCTATCACGAACACAATATTTATTGCCGTCAATTTCGGAAACGATACATTTGAGATTAAATACGTCACTCTCTTTATAGATACGTAAGCATATATATAATACGAAGGCAATAATTATGTACGTTAAAATTTCTTGTCTATTCATATAATTTAGTAGGATAAAATATATGAATTTAACATTTACAACCGATCTCTAAAGGTTTTCTCTGTAAGTCGGGTTCAATGGTTGAATTCATCCAAGGACCAACACTGCCTTGAGGGTTAGGTGGTTCAGACCGGACCTGTAAATTTGCATTCCGAAGGCTTTGGCCTACAGTGTCTACTCCTATATGATAACCAGCTTGTAACAGATTTACCCCCTGTAAATCATTTGTAGTAGGCTGTAATGCCGAAAATTTATTATGTCCCTGTTTCGGTAATAATTCTTTAGGGTCGTCAAAACTCGTTTTTTTAGCACAATTAGGAGGTAAAGCAGAAGCGGATTGTCCCCCAGATGCTGGTACTACCGCGTAATGGTCAGCGGTTAAATCGTCCCCTGATGCAGGAGAAACCGACGAAATAGATTGTATGGCAGAATCGCCACTTTGGGTTTTAGCTGCTAAACTTTCCGGAAAGATACCTTTTTTATTAGAATAAGAACTGATAGCAACAAAAACGACTAAAACTACGCCTATGAGCATTAATGTCTCAGAATGTTTTCCCTTAACTAATTTGTTAAAACTTTTCATTACGTTCATTATATATAAAACAATAATAAAATAATTTTATAATTATTCATCTGCTACAAATTCGTCAAATTCATCTTCACTATCGCTATAATCATCCAACATATACGTTGCCTTAATTTTCTTGGCTTCCAAATAGGCTTTTATCGCTTCATCCCTCGCATGTTTAGCCCGTTTACGAGCTTCATACCAAATATCATAATATACTTCCTCCGGATTTTTTAACGTAACTAATTCCTCCTCTTTTGCTAAAGAATCATAATTTATCTCATGTTCTTCTAAAAGGGGATCTGATGGTTTCGCTACTTCGTTAGAAGCTACATTGGCTAATTCCTCTAAAGGAGCTGGTTCTTCTTTGGCTAATTCCTCTAAAGGAGCTGGTTCTTCTTTGGCTAATTCCTCTAAAGGAGCTGGTTCTTCTTTGGCTAATTCCTCTAAAGGATCAACTGGAGAGGGAACCACATGGGCGATTATTTCCTTTTTGCCTAAATCTTTTTGTATAAAACATTTTTGTAAAAAATCCGGTTTTTCTAGAACCATAATTTGCTTTAGCCCTATATCTAGAGAAAAATTACGTGAAGAAAATCGTATACCTTGAATTTCTAATAATGGAATAACCTGGACATTATCTTGCTGTAACACATCATATGCGACTGGGTGAGAATTGTCATCATAACATTTAAATAACTTATTTTCTAAACTATTAGTTGCTAAATAAACCCGAATCAAATAATATTTACCCGATTTATATAATCTTAACGGAGAGACGAAATTAGTTTCTATCTCATCTCTCTCTAATTCATTATGAAACCATGTACTCCGTTTTTCATGAATATAATCTATGCAGGTTTTTTCTAATTCCTCAAACCACCTTACTGTAGTCTCGTCTGTAGTAGGAAACATCAAATCGCAATATGCCTTTTTATTCGTTTTAGTAATTCCACTTTTGGTTTCACATTGTCCCGTTTGAATATATAAATTATTTCCTAAACAAGAGATCTTTGTAAAATAAGAACCCCCCTGTAATCCAGTTGGATGAGTCAACGATACCTCCTCAAAATTAAATGGTTTACTTGTATTATATATTGTTTCCATTAATTATTTTTGATATATTTCCTAGCTAAACCACACGCATATATGTTTAAAAGTATTAGTTAAAATAAATTACTATTTTAAATAAATGAACACCAGCTTCTTACAAAAATGTTTAGCAGTTCTTAAAAAAGAAGAAGTACAATTGGAAATTATACGATTCATGAAACCCATCATTAATCTTATACTAAATGAAATATATCCTTACATCTATCTCTCTATACTACTCGTATTTGTATGCTTCTTCCTAATACTCGGCATTTTTATTCTATTATTGCGAAAACAAAATATCGAATCCCTTAAATAAAATATCTACAACACTATTATGGACGAATTCACACAACATATTAAAACATGGGTCCATTACGATAATGAGATACATAAACTAAATAAAATATTGAGGGAATTAAGACTGCAAAAGTCGGAAACCCAAACCCTATTATTAGCTAATCCAACCCATGACAATATAAATATTAGCGATGGTCGTCTCCGATTCTCTCAAACTACGGTAAGCCAACCCTTATCATTACAGTTTGTATCTTCGTGTCTTACCGAATTAATTCGTGACCCTGAACAAGTTAACCAAATAATGGAGCATATTAAAGATAAACGAAATAAAAAAACCGAACTTACTATTAAACGATTTTATAATAAATAAAGTACTTATATAATAAATAAAGTACTTATACTATATAATGGACAATTTAGTAATTTACAAAAAAGATGGCGGAGTTTTTGGAGCGGGGTTCAAGTTAAAAGACATGGGATTAAAGGGATTAGCAAGCATAGAGGGAGATAGCGAGGTGAATCGGCTACTGGACGACTTGTATGTACCTGCGGGATTATTTACCTCGCCTATAAAGAGTGATAAATCTGACTACTTTAAAGGTAAATTATATGATAATATATTAAGTTTATGTCCTAAGACCAAGAAGCGGCGCACTAGTAATAGAAAAACGAAAAAATGGCGGTAATAAAATATTTTATAAATCTATATAATAAATATTTTATAAATCTATATATATGAAACCAGCCATATCATTAACCCAGTCAGCCATCAAACAATGCCTAAGTATTGTGAAGCATCATAACGCAACCGCACTACATTTCTCTATTAAAAGCGGGGGATGTAATGGATTCCAATATAAATTTGAACCTACCACAGAAACCCTAGACAAGAATGATGAATTATATACCGATCCTAGTAAGCAACTCAATATATATGTATGTAGCACCAGTCTATTACATGTATTAGGAACCGAAATAGACTGGAAACGAGACATTATGGGAGAAGCATTTCACTTTAACAATCCTAAAGCGGTCCAACAGTGCGGGTGTGGGACGTCTTTTAATACGGAATGACATGCTAATTATAAAGGAATATTAGCAACGTTACTAGCTAATTGCTGGTGGGTTAACCCTTCTATACGAAATGAATAGTTACATTGAGAATAATAATAAAAATTGAATCACCATAAGTATATATAAGAAATATAAAATGCCGTCCTTCAAATTATTCGATTTCAACATATCGGACGTTGAGGTTACCGATGGAGAGGACCCGTTTGTAGACCATAAGCAATTTATAATTCAAGCCTTTGGGATCAATGAAAACAAGGAAACCGTTTCTATTACTATCACCGACTTTAACCCCTATTTCTACATTCGAATACCTGATCAATGGGCTGGCTCTATGAAACATAAACTCCTCAAAAAAATCAAATCATATGTTGGGTCTTATTATGCGGATTCTATTATATCTCGCCAATGTAAAATCGTTAAACATAAACAACTATACGGCTTTGATGGTGGGCGCGAATATAAATTCTTTAAAATTGTATTCAAAAACACCAGATCCTTATATAAAGTCAAAAATATGTTTTGTATCAAACAGTGTAAAGACCCTAGATGTGGCGAATGGAACCCTACCCATAATAAGAGATGTTCTAAATGTGATATGTTGAAGAAAGATTTGTCCGATGCAGCGGTGAAAGACTGGGGATTTCATTCGCCGGTTATAGACGAAACTGGTTATAAATGGGGTAAAACCAACTATTATCTGTATTCCTATGAAGCGAATATTCCACCCCTATTGCGGTTCTTTCATATTACAGGCATTAGCCCTTCGGGATGGATTACGTTTGAGCCATCCGATGAAATAACCCCTAAAACAACCACATGTACCTATGAATATGAGTGCAGTTATAAAGATATTAATCCATTAGATAAGGAGACTATTGTTTCTTATAAAATAATGAGCTTTGACATTGAGGCCGATAGTTCCCACGGAGACTTTCCTCTTCCCATTAAAACCTATAAAAAAGTAGCGTTGCAAATTGTAGATTTAGTGCACAAAGACAAGACATATACGCTAGACAATATTACCGAGGCGCTAACTACCTTTGTGTATGCGGCATTTGGATTAGCCTCCCATCATCAAATGGACCTCGTATATCCTAAAATACAACCGTCCAAAGAAACCCTGGATAAATGTATACACGAATGGCTTTCCGCCACCATTCCTACCGGAAAACCCCTAAAACACATGAATAATCCGTTAGAAGATGACTTGGAAGAAGACGGAGAAGAGGACGAAAAAGCCAATCAAAAGGTATATATGCGATATAATAGTACCGTTATTGATTTATTACTAAATAATCGGATTCATAGAAGCACTAAAATATTGGGGCTGGAAAATTCCTTTTGGCATGAAGAGCGTAGACAACTATTTCCAGCATTAAAAGGCGACCATATCACTTTTATTGGATCTACCTTTGTAAATTATGGGGAGGAAAAGCCATATTTAAATCATTGCCTAGCATTGGGCACGTGTGATGAATTGGAGAATATTGAGGTGGTGCCGTGTAAAACGGAAGCTGAACTATTAGTAGAGTGGATGAAGATAGTGCAAAAAGAAAACCCCGATATAGTCATCGGATATAATATCTTTGGGTTTGATTATGACTATATATTAACGCGCGCGAAAGAGTGTGGCTCTAAATGCGTGACTTCTCTTGTCCAATTATCCAAAAATAACGACGAGAAATGCATCGTAAAACGATGGGATAATCCCGAGTGGAAACTGAAAGAAACCACCACCTTTTTAGCAAGCGGAGAACATACACTAAGTTATTTTCCGATGCCTGGTCGCGTTCAAATTGACTTATTAAACCTATTCCGTAGAGAGCATAATTTATCCTCGTACAAATTAGATTATGTATCCGGTCATTTTATTGGGGATAAAGTAAAACATATTACACATACGAATGGTAATACGGTGGTTCATTCAGCAAACTTAAGTGGATTGGAGGTTGGGTCTTATATCCATTTTGAAGAAACGGGCTATAGTACGGAATATTATCAATCAGGTAGTAAGCATGTAGTGATTGAACTATGTGCGGATTATTTTGTGATAGAAGGAGAAGAGAACCCGGATTTTAAAAAATCGGTTCGCTGGTGTTTGGCAAAGGACGATGTTACCCCACAAGATATCTTTCGTTTATCGCGACAAGGTTCAAAAGAGCGTGCTATAGTAGCAAAATATTGTATTCAAGATTGTAATTTAGTGCATCAGCTATTGCAAAAGTTAGATATCATTACAGGATTTATTGAAATGTCTAAAATTTGTAGTGTTCCTATGAATTTCCTCGTGTTGCGCGGTCAAGGAATTAAGTTAACGAGTTTTATTGCAAAAAAATGTAGAGAAAAGAATACGCTAATGCCCGATATTAGAAAAGACGAATCTAATGATGGGTATGAGGGAGCCATTGTCTTAGAGCCTAAAACGGCCATTTATAATGATGACCCGGTAGCGTGTGTGGATTATAGTTCACTATACCCATCATCTATGATTAGCGAGAATTTATGCCACTCCAGCAAGGTCTGGACGAAAGAGTATAATTTGGAAAATGAACTGGTTAAAGAAACAGGAGTGAAATCCGACGAAACCGGTCTCTATCTATACGATGATTTACCCAGCTATAAATATGTTGATATTACCTACGATACTTATACCTATAAGCGCAAAACCCCATCCGCCGCAGCGCTTAAAATCAAAATAGGATATAAAATATGTCGTTTTGCACAATATAAAGAAGGCAAGGCGATTATGCCTTCCGTGCTAGAAGAATTACTCAAGCAGAGAAAAGCCACCAAAAAACTAATGGCCAAAGAAAAAGACCCGTTCATGAAAAATGTCCTAGATAAGCGTCAAACATCCATTAAACTAACCGCTAATTCGCTATATGGTCAGTGTGGTGCAAAAACCAGCACCTTTTATGAAAAGGATGTGGCTGCATCCACTACTGCTACCGGCAGGAAACTGCTTACGTATGGCAAACGCGTAATAGAAGAAGTATATGGGAATAAAGTATGTGATACGACTAAATATGGACAAGTCCTATCAAAAGCTGAATATATTTATGGGGATACGGATTCAATATTCTTTACCTTTCATTTAGAGGATATGGACGGCACGAAAATTCTAGGTAAAAAAGCATTAGAAATTACGATAGAATTGGCGCAGGAGGCGGGGAAGTTAGCCACCCAGTTTTTAAAGGCTCCGCATGATTTAGAATATGAAAAGACCTTTCTACCATTTATCTTGCTTTCCAAAAAGAGGTACGTAGGCATGTTATATGAGTTTGACATAGATAAAGGTAAGCGTAAAGAAATGGGTATTGTATTAAAACGACGGGATAATGCTCCTATTGTAAAAGACGTTTATGGTGGAGTGATTGATATATTAATGAAAGGTGGTACCGTGACTGAAGCGATAACATTCACACAGACACAATTACAATTACTCGTAGATGGTCACATTCCAATGAGTAAGCTTATCGTCACTAAATCATTGCGTAGTAATTATAAAAACCCAGCGCAAATCGCGCATAAAGTCCTAGCAGATAGAATGGGAAGACGTGATCCAGGTAATAAACCATCCAGCGGAGATAGGATAGCCTATGTATATGTAAAGAATCCCGACAAAAAAGCACTACAAGGTGACAGAATTGAAACTCCAGAATATATAACCGCCAATAATCTAGAAATAGATTATTCCCACTACATTACCAATCAAATCATGAAACCATTACTGCAAGTATTTGTATTAGTATTAGAGGATATTCCCGTGTTAAGCACCGATTTACTCCAAAAGCGTAAATTGGAAAAAGAAATTAAAAAATATAAAAAGGAACTAGACCCAGCAAAGTTTTTAAAAAAAGAGGAACAATTAAAGAATAAGTTGGTAAAGGCGTTAATATTTGATAAAATTGATATGAAATAGTAAAGGTAAAGAATGGTAACTATGGACAAATTAACCTATAAGATTAAGGGCCATACCACGGATGGTAAGGTTGTACACGTGTCTATTAATAAATTTCATTATTGCGTGTTGAATTCGATGCATAAATTTGGAATGAAAGATAGGATTAAGCTTAATTCTACATCTCTAAAGGGAAAACACCCCTAAAATTATTAACTAAACCAAGACTTTGTCTTTGATTTAAGGGTGTCTAGGAATTTAGTATCGATCCAGTTGGTTTTTAGTGCTTCCGCGGAATCGCGCATCGTTTTTATTGCGTCATAGGTATTTTGTTTTGCTTTAGAAAAATTGGGAGGGGTTAAATCGTTCATTTTGTTATATTGCCCGGTTAATTTTTTGATCGTAACCGGTGTGGTATCTTTATAGTTGGCATCCGTAATAATGCCCTCCTCTATAAATGGCATCCATGCATCAAAGGTATGTTCCGATTCGGTTACCTCGGTCAAATAGGCATTTTCTGTAAAAATAATTTCGTCTTCTATTTGAATGGTGCATAAATTGGTGCTATATATCAGTGTATTGGCGGGCACTCGTATTTCTAATAACACAAAGTACTCTTTATTTTTGGGTTCATAATTTACATAATCCGACATCATAATATGTAACGCAGAATCAACATTATATGCGGTGCTAGTAAATCCCGTAAAATAAGTATAGGGATATTCATTAGTAGGTTCTATATATACTCCTCTATATACGGTAACTTCTGTATCAAACTGTATACGATACAGTAATAAATTATGATATAACTGATTTAATTGTCCGTATATATCATCTAAATAATTTTTCCACTGTTCTTTTTTATTCGCGCCTCTATTTACAATTGGATAGTTTAACTTCTTACATGGTTTTTTATATTCCGCATACGCGGATTCGCTACCATACCAACTATCTCCCTCATTAAAATATTTTAGTAATAGTACATCTATATTTCGGTTTCTCATTAAACCATTTAATAAGGTGTCATAATGAAAGGAATATTGTCTTGCGGTAAGCGCTGTTATATAACGATAAAACGGTATATCATCTTTATATAACGTATTTCCTAATTCATTATATAGTTCCCCTATTTTAGCTGCTAGTAGAGGGTTGGGCGCGCCAGCCTTATTTTTCAGGCGTTTCTTGGTATGACGGTGTTTGGCGCGGTGTTTTGTCGGGTGTTTATAGGTTTTTCTCTTAATATTCATATATATATATATAGAAGGAATAATAATTAACTCAGTCCCTTTCGGCTAAACAATTAAAAAATACTTTTTATATAAACCATGTGGACAATCGGACATCTAAAGTATCCAAGCATCTATATTGGGAATCGGATATGCCCTGATGGTCTTTTGAATTTTTTAACCATGGACCATTTATCGGAACCTATTATGCGAGGCAAAGATATGTTAGGTCGTAGGTTTTTAACGGTAAAATACCTTATCGATAACTATGTTTTTCTAGATATCTACCTACAAAAAAACACATTAATAGATAGTGATTGGATTACTTGTGGAACGAATACCTTAATGCCATATGGCGAGACGTTAACCCCCGCGCAATATGTCTTTATTGAATCCATAATGAAGATGAAACCTACTATATTAACCGCAGAACATTATCCTAAAAGTCCTTACTATGTAAATAAGCAATTTAGATTATTGACTTAAAATGGTAATATCTATTATATATACTATGTTCCTCTATTATTTAGCGTTTTTTAATAGTAGCGGATTTATGACTCCGCAAGAGCAATGGTGTAATAATACGGTTGTGTCTGGAACTGACAATATATGTTGTAATAATACAACTTATATTGCTAATTTGACATGCCCTACAAAGCATACATGTGATAAAATCATACTTAGTCCTTACTTAAAACCATCAGTGGTATTAGATGCTGTTCCATCGACGGGTACCTTGGATATGTATAATGGGTTTTTAAAAGATGGTACGAGTATCGGGATGCCAAAAAATATAAACATGTTGGTTTTCGTGGCTAAAACGGGGGATAGTACAATGCAATATACGTTAAGGGACCAATATTGTTTTAAGGTTTAATGATTAGATTTGCTTTTTTCTAAAGTATATATATATGATAGTAAATGATGAAGCGACATTAAAAAAGTTTATTAATCTGCATAATAATATTAAAAAGGGTCGTTCAAATAAGACTGCGATGTTGGTAAAGTATTATATGGATGGATGTCCTGCATGTATTAATTTTCAGGACGAATGGAATAAGGCCGCATCATCATCTCCGCATAAACATGTGCAATTTGTCAAGTTAAACTCTAATATTATGAATCGCGCCAAAATATCTCCTGTATTAGGGTTTCCTACTGTTAGGTTAATTACTGCCACGGGAGAACATACGTTTGAGGAAGATAGAACCGCGGAAAAATTACTGGGCTTTATTTTGAAGCATTCGGGTAAAAAGTCGCGAATGAAAAACCTGAAGGGACGAACAAGGAAGGGACGAACAAGGAAGAGACGAACAAGGAAGGGACAACAAGGTGTAACTTGTAGTAGTCGGCGCTCTAGGCGAGGTAGTAGTAAGCGATCTAAACGAGGAGGTGGAAGTTGTGGGTGTAGTAGTAGTAAAAAATGGTCTTGGTAATTATACTAGCATTATTAAACCCTGCTCCAGGTTTGGCGGTTAAATGGTGCTACTTGCACTTGTGGTAATTTATTTTTCCATTTATCAACCTGCTTTTCAAATAGAATATCACTTTTAGATTTAGGATATAATTTATTAATGTCCATATCTTGTCTCTCTCCTGGAGTTATTTTAGGTTTATACCCAAAACAATTTACTCCAAACTGGATATTAGGATTATCGATATATCCTCCATTTATACCCGGACGCCCACAATCATTTTCATGTCCGGCCGTCTCCTGCAGTTTTTCATATGATTTCTTTTGAGTAGGGAATAATGCTAGTTGATTCTCCGACCAACCATAACTACACCACTCTCCTCCTTTATTATATGAGTTTTCAATTTGATTATAAGTTGCTAAATTCGCTCCATATGCCTTACATACCGCTTTAGCATTACTATAATCTAATGTATTACCTGGAATATGGAATACTTGTTTTTGAATTTTGATTTCCGGAATAGTAGTACTTATATCAGGCCCAGTAACACTTATATCTAGTTCGGGTGTTTTACCAAATAAATTCTTAATTGTCGCATCTAACTCTAAACTATAAAAATAGGTAATTGCATTTAGCAATAATAGGGCTATAAATACTCCCCATAATAAGGTTTCTAATATACCATAACTTGGCATGGTAGTTCCTGTAAGGCTAGGTCTATCGCCTGGAATGGAGCTGAATACTATATAATATCCTATTAGAATGAAAACTAATACGGCTAATACTATTGGATTTGTTCCTAAATTATTTACATAGTCATAAGATTTTCCCGGTAAATTTGTTATAGGATTTATATTAACATTCATTATATATACATTATTTAATATTTTTTTTCTTATAAAAAAGGCAATACGCTTTTGATGATATTACTTTTGATACTGATATTTTTTCCACATCTGTGTCATTAAAATGATACCATTTTCCCTTATTTTTAATGGTCGCGGTATAGTGTCCTCCTAGCGTTCCTCCACTATGATTACATACCCCATATAAATCATATTGGTAGGAATGCTTTAAATAACCCACTACATATTTACTTAAATTCAGGGATTCTAACGGACAGGATACTAGTCTGTGGTCTTTTTTATTATTATTATTAAACCGCTTTAGAATTATTATTAGGATTTTTGGAAAACTCCACACTATATATTGTTTATGAGCGGTTTCCTTTTGTTTAGTTTTCTCATTATACCATGCCGTCTCTCCTTCTAATGTTTCCGGTTTATAATAATCATCTAAACAATTCGTTAATGTTGGGTCTTTATGACCTGATATAGCTACATTCAATAATATCATTGATTCTGGCGTGAGGGACTTTTTATTTGTACTACTCCGTATTTGGGATATTTGTATCCCATAAAACATATCTACTATTTCTGAATAATCACTCTCATATAACTGCTTTAAATATTGATAGCTTATTTTTGCCAGAACGTCAGTATCATTCATTTCATTTCCTTTTATGGTCATACCTACCTTACGGGTCACTGCTTCATGAAAGGTATTAATAATAAATAATAAAAACTCTGATATATCATTTTGGTCTGACCCGACAAATTCATCTAAGTCTTTCTTTTTTGCTACCGTTTGAATGGTGTTTATCCATGCGCGATGATTTATAACGCAGTTCTTTTCCCACATTAGTTTGCGTAATTTATTATATTCCTTTAAAAAAGTACCATTCATATCATCGTTTAAATGATGGGATGAATCTAAATAACGATTTAATAAATCACTATGCACTAATATCTGTGTACACGCATTAATATAACATTCATTTCCATGATTAACCAGGCCAGTTAATCCAGTTTCATTCATAGATATAGTTATGGCTAATTATTTAAACATTTTATATAACTACTATTATATGCCTAATTTAGTAGATAGATATATGACGATGATGCACGAAAATTTTGAATTACAAAACCGAATGATACTAGCTAATTCATCCTATGAACAGCACTTATATAACATGATTTCCGCTTCACAGCAAGCCTCTACTCCTCAGCCTAGACGCAGAAGCCGTTCTCTAGGAACCGGCTTATTTAATCAACTATTTCAAGACGTGGTCATTCGTCCTAGTTCTACCCAAATCTCCACCGCAACTCGCGTAATAGTATACGGCGATATTAGTAACCCTCCTAATACTCAATGCCCTATTACCCAGGAAGAATTCAATGCCCCCGATATGATTACTCAAATACTTCATTGTAGACACTGTTTTAATTCGGCGGGAATAAATCGATGGTGGACATCTAGCGCTAGGTGTCCTGTTTGTAGATATGATATACGAGATTATTCTGTGCCGGAGGGGAGTGCTTCTGAGGCGGCACCCCCCTCCGGAGAAACGATACCTCCAGAACCTACTAATGTATATAATGCTCGTGTTTATAATAGCACTAATCTATCCAACAATAATGACGATATTTATGTACAACTTACGAATCAATTACTTAATTATGCTGCTAATATAACGGATATCTCTGGAACGGATATCTCTGGAATAGAAAATGTTGCAATGGATACTATCTTCTATGCTATTCGTTAAAATATATTTTACGAAACTGTTCCACCGTCTTATCTGATATACGGCTTTTAAATAAAACCGGTTTGTCTAACTTGGTCATTTCTATAATAAAGTGAAGACAATATACTCCACATTCAGTTGAATTTCGTTGGTGGGCTATTTTATTTTCTGTTACGGTAAAATACCTCTTTAAGGGTTTGCCTTGTTTTTTTACTTTATCAATAAATTTCTTTATATAGGGAGGGGTTTTTTTCCCTATGCTGTCCCAATATATGATTTTCCGATGTTTAACACTAATGTATAACGCAACCCAATGCGACCCTCCTTTATTATGTTTATCTAAATTAAAGATAATTCCTATTTTGGTTTTTCCTTCGGCTATTTGTCTTTTCAAATCAAACTTGCATAATTCTTCCCATACACATTTGCCATTTACTTTATGATGGTTCCAATCTATCGGTGTTGGACCCATAAAATCAAACTCCGGATAGGCCACCTCATATTGCTTCATCACCTTTAATATATCTAAACTATTAAGCCATTCATTTGGATTTTTGACCCAAGATAAAGGAGTGGACGGCGCAAATATTTGTTCCAACACATTTGTACCTACTTTGTCTTTTATAAATTGCTGTTTAAGCCAACACGACTCTTTATAACATACATGCTGCATTTTATCTCGTAGCGTTACCCATATTTCTTTTGGACGAGTAGCCGTTATTTTATTATCTATATGTCTCGCATTCCAATACTTTTTCAACTGAAGTATGGTTTTTTTTGAGTAACAGGTATATTCTTCTTTGGAGGAGGGAGAACATCGGTCGCGCTTAAAGGTTTTATTGGACCGATGTTTTATTTTTTTGGTTGGCATATATATTATACTTTCTTTTTTTTCTTTTTGACTCCTTTCATTTTAAGTTTAGGGTCGTTTAACGCTATGTTCTTTTTTTCGGGTAATGTACCTGTTTCCGTAGTCCGCGTAATAGTTACAAAATCTTTAATTGTTTTACGTGGCGTGTTAAAGATCTTTTTAGTGGCTTCCTCTAATGTACAATCGGTCTCTAGAAGATCCGGATCACATTCCGTCTCTAAATGATCATATTCTTCTTGTAATATGTCTTTTTTATCGTCGGTTTTAAAATGCACTATAGCTATTTTTATATAATCTTCAAACGCTCCTGTTAATGATGGTGGGTATGTGTTCTCTTTAAACATATTTCTGGTCATTTGTAATATTCTACGTCGGTAAAATTTAAATTCTTCTTTACTTATCGGCTCTTCTTTATTTACGTACTTTTTATATAGGGTGGGATTCATTAAAAACTCTAATTCGGTGGAGTTGTTCATACTTAATGGTTGGATTATTATTCTCTATTGGAACACGCACCTTGTAACTGATTCCTCGTAAAATTATGCAATGTCTTATGTCCTACATTCAACGTATTGGGATCAAAAGGTGGAAACGCTTCGCTCACAAATAAGTCCGGGTATACCTGTAATCCATCGTCGCTGTACGGCACTGTTGAATGATATAATTCACTAGTTGAACCGGGCACATATTCTTTCTGATTGCATTTTTGTAATGCGAAAAACTGATTCCTGAGGGTTGATTCTTTATTTACTTCCGTTGCATATCCGGACCATGGGGCTTGTGCCGTTCCAGGATTAAATACCTGGCTTGGGTGATACGTAGGATAACGGTTAATAGGCACGGTGGATGGCTTACGCTCATCTACTAAAGGCATAAGTGTATATTTCGTAGGAACGGGTCTCATGGAAAATTGGGGTTGTAGGGGGGTGGATGGTATATTTCTACTATATAGTCTTCTGTTTAATGCTTCGGTTCTCTCTTGCTGACACACATATACTCCATTAGTTACGCCTTGCATTATATTATAGTATATATTATATTTTAATTTTAATTCTAAAGAAACTATTTATAATATATATATATGCCATCGTGTAAAGGATTAAGTAAAGAGGATTGTGCTAAACTGGATGATTGCACGTATACAGATGGAATTAAAAGAAAATATTGTAGAAAAAAACGTAACACCCATAAAAAAACTCACAAAAGTAAAACGCCCAATGAATATGGCCCTGTAAAAGGTCGCTGCAAAAAAGGATATCGTAAAAATAAAACCACTAAAATGTGTAAAAAGCCGACACCACCCTTAAGTGGAGAGATTATTCCTGAAAAAGACAACACTATTTTAAGTGAAAAACCCTTTATATTTTATGCGGGAGCCAAGTTAGACGATAATAATGATTATCGGTTTTCTAATTTTTATAATACCAATTGTCATTATGACGGGCTGATATATCCTTCTACGGAACACGCCTATCAGTCCCTTAAATTTCCCAAAGAAGAAAGGGAACGATTTGCTATTGGCGGAGATTTAGCCAGTTTTAGTGGATTATCTTTTTTTTATAAAAAGGAAGCGGACGTTATCAAAAAAACTGCCTATTGGAGTAAAAAAAATATGATTGGTATTATCGCTAAATTATCCCAAAACAATTGGGCTAAGGCGGGTCTATCGCCTGTTGGACATGTCCCTCAATCTATTTTTTATCCTTTATTATTAGATAAATTTAACCGCAATGAGGAATTAAAAACCAAACTAATGGAAACCGGATCACGATATTTATTAGAGTTTTGTCGGTCAGGAGAAAGAAGGGAACGGCAGGGCAAAGGAAGAGAACGATGGTGCGCATATGCCAAAAAACTCGACGATGATACCTACCAACTGTTTGGGGAAAATAGAATGGGTATGGCATTAATGACCACGCGTGACCATTTTATTAGTCAGTTATAGGTTATCTATTATTTTAATTTCTAAAAAAATTGAAACCGATGTTTAACCTATATATCTCTCAACTATGAGCGAAACTAATAACAGCAATGTCCAAAGCAATCTATCCGCCTCTATCCTCCTAATTTGCTCCATTATTGTTTTGGCAAATGTAGATCCAGAGGAATATAGCAAGGTTGATCATGACCCATATTACAACTTTATCCTTATGATGCCATGTATTCTCGCTGGAATGCTAGTTTCCATCTGTGCGCTTACAGCCATCTCTATTAATGGTGGCACAGGCAACTACTATTGTGGAATTGCCCTATTTACCTCGGGCTTTATTATAGTATCTACCTTTATGATTATGGTCTGGAATAATGACCCCAAACACTCTGTAATATTCTATAAGGAATTTTGGACTGAAAGCGCGTTCGTATTTCATAAAACGCCACCTAAAGCATGGGCATATGTTATGAGCGACGTCATTATTAGAATATATAGCGCCTCCATTACGCTTGTATTTATGATTATTGTATTAGGAGGGTGTTGCACCTCCGGGTTTGTTATTGCTAACCGACAGAATAGCAATGATTTAGGAGGTATGGTATAAACTACCTTACTAATAATCCGAAAGTATATAAAAATAAAATAACTGGTAATGTATGTGTGGTATTTTCGCTTTATTTAATGGCACATTAGATCCTGAACTAATTAAGCTTCAATTTATGAAAGGGATCAATCGTGGTCCGGAATATTCTTTTTTTAATAAAATAAATAATGGGTATATTGGGTTTCACCGCCTAGCCATTAATGGCTTAAACGAAAGCTCTCATCAACCATTTTCTATTGATGGCTGTACTCTTATATGTAATGGAGAGATTTACAACTATCATGCCTTGTATGATATTCTATTTCCATTAGTACCTACTACGGAAAGCGATTGCGAAGTGATTATTCATTTATATCGCAAGTTCGGTATAGAATATACGCTACATTTATTAGATGGGGTTTTTTCTTTTGTATTAATCGATAATCGTCAGGGTAAAATGTTTGTTGCGCGAGACCCTTATGGGGTGAGACCGCTATTCTATTTAAAAAGTATGCACGACTTTGGTTTTGCTTCAGAGTTAAAACAATTATCTTATATTTATAGCCATATTAAACTCCATTATGATATTTGTAGTTTAGAAGCTTTTCAACCGGGTACACTACTTACTTTTACTGGCGGGGAAGGTGGAGGAGGAGGGGGATGGAATCATTGCAGAGAGATACAATATTCAACGACTGGATTTTTATCTCTCTATCCAAAAATATCCCAGTATGAGATGGTATTATCTTTAGTAAAAACCAAATTTATGGAAAGTGTGGCAAAACGTATTGTTGGTACGACCGATAGACCTATCGCATGCCTTCTCTCTGGAGGATTAGATAGTAGTTTAGTGGCTTCTATTGTAAAACGACATGTTCCCGACTTGGAAACCTTTAGTATTGGATTAAAAGGTTCAGAAGATTTAAAATACGCGCAAAAGGTGGCGGATTATTTAGGTACCAAGCATACTTCTATTGTGGTAAGTGAGGTGGATTTTTTTGATGCTATTCCTCGGGTGATTAGGGCAATTGAATCGTATGATACGACTACGGTGCGCGCCAGTGTAGGAAATTATTTGGTTGCCGAGTATATTGCTAAACATAGTGAGGCTAAAGTGATATTTAATGGAGATGGAAGTGATGAACTGATGGGTGGGTATTTATACTTTGGTGCCGCGCCGAATAAATATGAATTTGATGCGGAATGCAGGAGATTACTAAACGATATCCATTATTTTGATGTGCTGCGTTCGGATCGGTGTATTGCGTCGCACGGCTTAGAGGCGAGAACGCCCTTCTTGGATAGGGGTTGGGTTCAGTTCTATCTCTCTATTGATCCCGCGTTAAGATATCATGCAGGTCAAGATAAATGCGAGAAATATTTGATTCGTGAAGCGTTTAATGACGGCACCTATTTACCGGATGAAATATTGTTTAGAAAAAAAGAGGCGTTTAGTGATGGAGTCAGTAGTTTGCAACGATCCTGGTATGAGATCATTGATGAGAAAGTGGGGGGTGCATTAGCCTCCCAATCTATTACCACTGATTGGGAGAGCTTATTAAAAGAATATCAATTAGCGCATAATCCACCTAAAACCAAAGAACAACTATATTACAGGACATTGTTTGATATCTATTATCCGAATTGCGGAGGGATTATTCCCTATTATTGGATGCCGCGGTTCGTAGATGCAAAAGACGCTAGCGCGCGTACGTTGCCTATTTACCAAACATAAAAATCTGGTTTCTTATATTTTCTTAGGTAATTATATAATGTCTCTCAAACAACGAAGTATGGTTGGAACGCGTTCAAATAGCTGGACGAATAGACCTCAAGGTGGGAAATGACGAAATGTCATAATAATATATACCCCCACTATATAAATGCTCCAAAAACTTTATTTTTGGACCCGGTTATTATATTATATTTTATACGCGGCTACCTTATTTGGTGTTTTCTTTATTGCTCCCGAATATTTAGAAACCTTAGTTAATGTGATTAAAATCTACATTTGTGTTTTCCTAATTTGGAAGTTCAACCCCTTAACGAAGCGTCGCGCGGTAGTGGGTTCTCACGAGAGGGAATTGATTTTCTCGTCGGCGATATTTCTCTTATTAACCACGTCTATTGGAGATATATTAATTGGTTAAAACAATATTAATAATTTCATTTACACCCTTGAAATTTTAAAATGGGACAAATATTCGTTTGTTTTAAAAAATAATATATATATAATGACAACTTTAATAAAACACGTAGAAAAATGTTTGAGCTTAGCGGATGAGTATAAGTCTAAAGTAACAATTATAAATATTTTGAATTTTGGTATCATTTTAACAAAGAGATAGTAGAATTATTAATAGATAAAAATATTAATAAACTGGTATTAAATTATGATAATATGGTATCTAATACTGAACAAACTATATCTAAAATGTGTGAAAAATAAATATAGAATACTCCATTTATCAAAGTAAATTTAAGCCCTTAATTGAAAAAATAAGAAATTTTAAACCTACACAAAAAAATTTAAATATAGAACATTATATACTTAATACTGATTTATTAAATTATATTAAAGAAATTGATAAGTTTATTGAAAATTAGGACTGGGAAGAGTGTGACTCGGAAAATCTGACAAGGATAAGACAAACAGGTAGAGAAGCATTTAGTGAGGGTTCAATGAGTTGCTTGAGGTCACATGTTTCACAAAAGCATCACTAGTCCTATCCCCTTTATATTCACTTACTTTCTTTCCATTACTAAGTCCTAATATAGTTGGAAATCCTTGGATATTAAATTGATTCGATATTTGTTGATGTTTTTCATTATCCTTCTCTCCAATATTTATCTTTATCATATGAATCTGTTTATTTTTATTTACCTGTACGGTTGCATCGTCCCAATCTTTATGCATTGTCTTACAATGGCCACACCACGGCGCGTAAAACCACACCAACTTCTTTCCTACACGGACATCCCTATGAAAGGTATCCGCGCCCGAATCAAACCCTTCCCTCCCTTTTATGTTCATTACGGCAAATAAAGCAACCACCCCACATAACGCCATTATATACCATTTATGCTTTTTGAATGCTTTTAATATCTTTGTTGTATTCATTTATATACATTATAACTTAGAAAATAAAATAGGAGGGATTAATAGGAATTTAAAGATTAACGGGCACTATTATTTCTCTCTGTATCAGTAAAGACAATATCTGCGCTTTGTCCTCCTCGGGTTCGTTGGACGCCCGCCGATAATCCTCGGAATGCTGCTTGCATACTCCCTCTGGTAGAATCCGTGTTCAAACTAGCGCCTCGGCCAATACCATACTCCTGTGAGAGTTGCTCCGCATCCAGGTTATTCGTGCCAATCATCGCAAACTTCCACCCTAGGCGCTTCTTTTTTTGAATGGCCCTCTTCATCGTTTGGATCGTATGTCGTTTACTCGCATTGTCTGCCCCATCAGATGCCGATACGATAATTACCTCATCATTGATTGTATAGTTTTTTCTAATACAATCAATCATATCCACCAACGCATCATAATAAGCGGTGGATCCTGACGGGTTAATCTTATTAAATTCCTCTAGGATAGTAGTCTCCGTCTTTAAATCAATACCGTTAAATAAATGAGTCAGTTCATCCGAAAAAGTAGACCCATAGAATTTAACCTCATGTGGCTCCTTCTTTTGTTCATTGACGAATTCTGATAATCCCTCTTCTACGACATTTGTATACATACGTGTCATGGAACCCGACCTATCTACTAAAAACCCAATGTGCGTCGTCTTTGTCTCTGATAAATACCATGCATTATAAAGCGCATTGTGTTCTACTACTTTGGTAAATTGTGTCCCTCCCTCTGGTAGCTTATACCTAAATACCGACCTATGTCCATTTACCGTATTTTGATATGGCTTACCGTTGTTAAAATGAATCTCAATTCCACCAAACACATTCAAATTAATGGATGGGGCTTTGCGCTCATAATGTTCCTCAATAATCTTAGACTCTGTATTAGGATATAGCACTATCTCTCCTGCGTTGGGATCTACCGATCCCCACACAATATTATTTTCATATTGGTCCGCGATTGTTGCTGTCTTATGGATTGCTGTTGGATTGGATGTAATTGTTTTAATTTCGGACATATTAACTACGTATAGTGTTAGTTTTTTAAGTGTTAATAAATAAATGTATGTGGTCATTTATTTTCTTTGAAACGATGTTATCTACATCATATTCTTGTTTGCTTATTATACGCTCATTATAATTGTATTTATCCAGTTCATTTAACAGTTGAAATCGAATAGTAGGTGATGTATTATACAATAATTGAGTCGCTGTCCGGGTCTTTAAGAATAGGGCTACCATATGATTAAACGGGTAAAAATAAGTATATGGTTTAGTACGCATATAAGTAACGCTTTCGTGCGCCATCTGGGGGTGATGTTGGTCATCAAAAAATAGAAATTTGGCGTTTCGCGGGGAATTAACACATCGGGCTAAATCTTGCGGGGTTTTTTGGTAAGTGCTGCGACATGTTTCCATTTGTTGGTACCGGTTTTTATAAGCGCAAATAACGCAGTCAAATAAGGGCGACTGCGCGCGGATTTTATGTTCCATATAAGTTTTTAATTTATGGGTCCAGGACTGATTGCCTACATTATTGGTATAAATGGCTAGGTTAATATTAGGATTATGTTTTTTTTGTTGATTAATGGTTCCTAGAATATTAAATAAATTAGGGCGAAAGAAATGGATAAAGGTGTCACATAGTTCATTGAAGGCATGTTGCGTTAGATGTACTCGGTATATATTTTCTATAACATCGCAAAATATACCTAATTGAACGAAATTGCCTAATGTTTCGTCCAAGTCAAATACAATGTACTTTTTTGTCATGGATTAATATATGACTACATTAAAAGCCAAGGATTATCATTCTATTTTAACATTTTATAAAGTTCCTTTAGAGGGTAAAACGAGGAAAACACGGCGAAATTTAGCCGAACAATTATTAGCCACTAAATTATGTCGTTGTATAAAAAAAGTAGCGCGTAAAAGTAAGACAAGAAAGGGCAATCGGGCGATTGCCATATGTCGGGAATCGGTAATTAAGCGAAAGGGATATCGTATTAAGAAATTTACTTGTAAAAAACGGAATCGGATTAATGGATTGAAGAAATTATAAATTTTACTTATTCAAATACTCCACCGCACTCAATATAACCTGCTCCTGGTCCGATAATTTCTGAAAAATAATACAGTCGTCTAGTCTTATCTGTATTATTTTTTGATAGACCATTTTACATAACAAATGGCACCCCTCATCCAGCATCTTAAATTCCATGAAAAAAGCACCTTGTGTCAACTTGATATTTTCCGGGTCGGTGATATTGAACCAACGGATATAATTGCCGTGTTTTATTTGGTTGATTTCGTCTACGTATCGGTATTGTTTTAGTTTCTTAAGGAAGGCTTTTACTTCTGGTCCTTTTAAATGCATATTTTGAAGAATGTCGTTCTTTTCTTTGGCGATTTGGGAATGAGTGATATTAATGATATCCTCATGGCGTTCGTCCTCTATAGAGGCTAATAATGTATCGATGTCCATATATAATAAGTATTTATTATCTTAAATATTTAATATTGGTTTAATTACCATAAGTATGTATGGCTTAGTATTTTGGGGTTATATAGGCCGTTGCTTTTGCGGATTTCTTTTTTTATGGCTACACCTCTATTTTTAACACCCGAATGCCTAGAGTAGTAATTTTGCATCCGTTTGCGTATATTATGATTTTTAGAGGCGTATAACTTTAATTTAGTCCGGTCTTTATATTGTTCATAACGTTTATCTCCAAAATGTAATTTTCTTGTTTTATGGGTTTTTTTGTTTTTTACATACGCCGTGTATTTTTTAAAATGTGGTCCTTTTTCCATTTTTACGATGGTTTCTTTCATATGAATAAAACTGATATTTTAATATTTATCTATTCTATTATACATGTCTAAACAATGTGGTTATTCTTCTAAAACCCTAAGGTGAAATTCTACCTCTAAGGAACATCCAGATTATTGCGCTACTAACACTATAATCATCCGTCATTATATTTGGTTAAGTTTATATTATTTAAAAAAAAACTTAGGAATTTTAAGTATATAATTTGCTATATTTCCTAAATTTGTTTTATACGAACGCAATAAGATTGCTTCAGATAATATAATCAAAATCGTTATTAACGCACCGAATAAAGTAGTCAATGAAAGTATCACACTAGGATGTATATTATAATTTTTTTTGATAATTTCATAAATATTATCCATTGTCCATGAAACAGCTCTACCAGGTAATAAATATGTCATAAGTAACATTATCAATGCTATTGACCACCCTTTGTGAATACTATTGGTTCTCTTTGTCTCTTTTGCTACCAAAAAAGTAACTCCTAGTAACGACAAATAATTTATTAGTGTTTGTGATGTATATCCATAAAATGTAACGACTGGAAGGGGATATAAAAATTTCCAAATATCAAATGGACCACCTTTCCATGTTAAAATATTTGCAATTAAATCTAAATTAGGCATATACGCCCCCAATATATTGAAATATTGAAATTTATATAACAAATAAGGAAAACACATAACAAAAATAATAACATAACTAAAAAATCCAACAAAAAATTTAGTTTTATGTTTAATTGGCAATAATTTTCCATTATTTTCACACTCTAGTTTTTTATTTATAATAACATTCTGATCCATTATTATATATGTCAAAGATAAATTTTCTAACCTAATTTAGTAAAAAGTAGAATAAACAACTTTGGAATAATAAAGAATATTTATCTATTATATTATACAGGTCTAAACAATGTGGTTATTCTTCTAAAACCCTAAGATGTAATTCTACCTCTACAGAACATCCAGATTATTGCGCTACTAGCACTAAAAACAACTGTATTCTCTCCACACGAGGTAAACTACACAAACAAACCTTGAAAATCACCACCAAACGACCTAATAATAAATCTATATGCCAATATCGGGCTCAACCATAATGAAATAATAATTTTCTATGGGTTCGTTTTCCATGGGTTCGTTTTCCGGAATGTATGGAGACTTTATTATTTATTACTTTTATTGTCTTGTCTAATCTAGGAAATAGTGATGTGTCATAAAGTCTAGCAAATTTAATAAATGGCGATGAAAATGATTCTGGAGTTTTAAAGTCCTGTACTAATACTTCTTCTATATTTAGGGCAATATCAACCGTTAGGTATTTAATATGATAGAGGGTATTTATACCATCTAATACTGGGTTTTGGTGCAGTTTAGATTCTATATTTGGAGAGATGATTCGTATATTTCCATGATCTAATGATAGTATTTTATGAGATTCATTATAGCTAATAAATTCCTTTCTATTAATCTGAATGGCGTGTTTATCACACCGCTGTTTAAAACTATTGTCCTCCAGACCCCATGTCCATATATTTGGAAATCCATTAAGTCTCTCAAAGTCCCGACCTTTTATCGCAAAAATACCTCCCAACGTTTGGGGGTATCCATAAAAATGATTCACATAATTAGTGTCGGTGTTATATGAAAACTGATATTTGGTTTTCGGCATAGTATCCACATCATTAAATACTAAAGTGATATCCTTATAATGGTAAGGATATCTCTCTTTTATAGTGAGGAACCCTATGTTCTTTATAGCCCCACGATTAAATAATCGTTTATCATATTGATGGATAAACATTATTTTATAAGAGAGATGATTTAATATGTCGGGCATCCGTTTAATAAACTCTTTTCTATGTTCCTCTCTATCTCTATACGGCACGATAACTATAATGTCGGGTATTTTTTCTGTCATATATAAGTATATGACAAAAAAACTCTTATTGAATAAAACCGCTAAAGTGTGGAAACCAACGATATTAACCATTAATAACTATAAAATTGTCCTTATTAAAGATACTTCTAAACTTCTCTCGGTCCACTCTTATATTTTTTCAGGATTTATTAGAGAGACGGCGGCTGATTTGGGTATTAATCATCTATTAGAGCACGTATTAGTGAATGCTTATAAAGAATGCACATCATATAAATGTGGTGATTATTTACAACAGTATGGCTTTACGTCCAATGCATCTACCTCTAATAATATTTTACATTATTATGTAAATGGTATGTATTCTGATTGGGAGGTAATGATTAATTATATCGCCAGTATCAGCACGAAACCAGAGTTTAATGAAGCATTAATTACGAGAGAAAAGGCAGCCGTTAAAAATGAATTACACACATATAAAGATGATTCCAAATATCCTATACTATTAGCAAGTGATCGTTTATTATATAAAATATATGGACTACAGAATATGTCTGATGCTAAACAACAATTATCTAATCTAAAGCATTTTAATAAAGCAAAGTTATTACGTTATTATAAGAAAACGTATAATCATAAAAATACGATATTTGTGATTAGTGGCAATTTTAGTAAGCAGAAAGTAGTGACATTGCTAAAGGGTTTACTTCCTAATAAAGTGGTATTTCCTATAAATAATACGTTAAATACGGAGTGTTTTACGCATAAGCCACATACCGCGTTTTTATATAACCCTAAATTGACGAGTACACAAATAGCCATTAGTTATCCTGTAGATATTAACTATAATGACTCGGCTATTTTTGGACTTGATTTTACCATTAAAGTGCTTCACCAACAGTTATTTCAACGTTTACGTACTGAAAAGAAGTTGGTGTATGGTATAGAATTAACACTAATAAAAGACGTTTGTGGTGCATATATTCATTTATTTATAAACACCATAAATGATAATGTCCAAAAAGTACTTGATGAATACCAGAAAGTAATTTCTACTTATGTTATACCGTCTGTAAAAAGGATAAATGCGGTAAAAAAATGGTATAAAAATAAGTATAATAACACCTTATTTTCTGCTACTAGTCTAGGACCGTTTTTTGGAATACAATATATTTACAACTATCTATTAAATACGGATGTTTGGATGCCTCATGATATATTAACATTACTTCACTCTACAACCAGTAAGCAGGTACAACAAAATGTCCGACAGTATTTTGATCAACAACGAATGATTTGTATTATTTCGAATAATAAAAAGGGGTTTAGGTTAGAGGTATAAAATATCTCATCGTTTATATATATAAACGAATTTAGTGAATTTGGCACCAAAACACGTAAAAACGCCACGAGACTGCGTTCCTATGAACTACCTGTTTTTAGACCATATATATGGAAGGCGTTTCATTTAATGGCGTATAATTATCCTCTACATCCTAATAAGACAACCCAGTTAAGAGCAAAACAATTTATCAA